ATCAGTGGGGTAACTATGCTCTGGATTGATTTCGAGACCCGCAGCCGGTGCGATCTTAAAGCACATGGCGTTTACAACTACGCGCAAGACGTGGTGCCTCTGCCTCGACTTCAGGCTCGCCGTCCATTGATACAAACTCAACTACTTCAAAGACCGGCGTGTAAATCTTGCCGTATGACTTGTGCTGATAGCTAGACTTCTTCAACAGCACAATCGGCACCGGCTTCGATTGATCTTTCTCTACTTGTTCAGCAATGGCCGCCGCCAATGCCTGCACAGCGCGCTTGCCACCAGCAGACGTGGTGCTATAGCGCACTTCCATATCTTTGTCGTCGCCTGACAGGCACTTCAAAGACAGGCCGACTTGCACTTCCCAACCTTTTTTAGCATTGGGTGGTGCTGCATCTAATTCTGGCTTCGGCTGAGATACCGATACCATTTTTTCGCCCAACACTTCGCCGTCACCCCAAGCAATATAGCCGTGGATAAACGAGAAAGGATTTACTGCCCAGGTTGACGTGTCAAGAATTTCAGTCTGGTCAGCGCCGAATACCCAATGGCCGCCTTTGTCCATCTTGAGAATCACTGAGCCAGATGGCGCGGTAACTTCAAGTGTACGCAGAGCGGTTGACAGGGAAGTAACGGAAGGGAGATTTGCGAGAGCGAATGACATTGTATTTTCCTTTATTGGAGTTTAGTTAATTGGGCTAATTGCTTCCCAAGGTTTAAAACCTCTGGCCGAGGATCAGAGTCCCTTGCCAAAGTACTGCCCGACGAAACCGATACGACTAACTCCGTCGGCAATTCTGCTTTGATCTTCTTCAACGCTTTTTCTGCCTGCGCTGGAGAGATCACTTCTAATTCTTTGTACGGCTCGACCATCGACTTTAGCAGAAAATTCTTTGCTTCAGTCTCGTTAACCCACTGACGCGTGGCACGTTTTGCAACTAACTTATAGCCTGGCAAAGCGGAACCAGATTCTAGCACTTGAAATGCCAACGCGCGCAAGTCTTTAATCCAATCTTCCAACATGTCAGCCTTCATCATGTAATCTGACAAAGACTGTTTGTCGAGATTAGCAATTTGCGTATGTGCTATGCGATCAACAGCGCCGGTCATCTCAGGGCAGACAGGTTTAGCTGAACACCAACGGCAATGCTCGCCCGACTTCATTGTAGGTTCGGGCCATGACGACTCACGCACCGCACGTAATAACTCGACTTCAAACGCTGCAATACGCGCAGGTGTCGTCACCCAGCGGCGCACCTCTGGCGGCTGCACGATGATGCACTCAATTTCGTCTACGCCATCGAACACCCACTTAGCTGCATCGGTACGCATCGCGGCGGCTGCGTAGAACATTAACTGCTCGTTTTCTTCTGCGTCAACTATTACGCCGTCACCAAACTTCCAGTCAACAACGAACGCGCGGTTATCGCGGCGGCCAAGCAAGTCAGTGCTGCCAAAAACGCCAGGAAGAAAATCACCAAAACCAACGCGAGTTTCCACCATGTACTCGGCTGGATTAATGGCCTCGAATGCCTGTAAAGCGGGGTCAATCTTTTCATAGATCAAATCCTCGGTAAGTGTTTGGTTTTTGTATTGCGTGCCAATGCAAGACTCGACGGACTTGTCAAACTCTAAAATCTCGGCAATGACGTTATGCAATAGCGTGCCACGATCCGCATGTTCACTTGATTCCTTCGGTGGCATCTTCGCGCATAGCTGCACTGAGGCTGGACAAGCCATCACGCGCTTGGCTGTACTGCCTCCTACAATGTTTGAATGGTTCATGTGTTCTCCTTATGAGCTTTCATATTACACGAAAAAAGAACTTGTGCAAAACTTTTTTAGCGTATATATTTTGGTCATGCTTGAAAAAGAAATAGAAAAACATTTTGATTGGGCTGTGCAACGGCTCGGCGGCAAGACTTGGAAGTTTACCTCACCAGGTCGTAAAGGCGTCGCTGATCGTATTGCCTGCTTACCTGACGGCACGACTTGGTTTGTTGAATTGAAAACAACAACAGGCAGGCTGTCAGAATTACAAAAAGTTTTTGCCGATGAAATGCGGCGTTTAAATCAAAACTACGCATGTCTGTGGACAAAGGAACAAGTAGATGAATGGACTAAGCAGAGATGACATTACCCGCATGGCGCGGGAAGCTGGAATATCTAAACCTTGGGATCAAGAACCTATTAATTGGGAAACGCTTGAACGCTTTGCCAGTTTAGTAGCAGCAGCCGAACGTGAGCGTTGCGCTTGTTTATGCGACGACCTTTGGGATATATACAAAGAAGGCGCGTATGCAGGGTACGCGGCAATTGAGATTCGAGAACTTAAATGAAACTTAGACCGTATCAAAATAACGCGGCTGATTTTTTATTTGCCAATGATCGCGCGATGATCTTGGCACCAGTAGGCGCAGGTAAGACGGCCATTACATTGACGGCCATGAGTGAAATGCTCGCGCAAAAACAAGTAAATCGTTTTCTAGTTTTAGCACCTAAACGCGTCTGCACTGACGTGTGGCCGGTTGAAGCTGCGAAATGGGCTCCAAGCATGACAATAGCCGTGGCTGTTGGCACGCCAGCGCAGCGTAGACAAGCGTTATCAGGCGTTGCAGCCGTAGTGGTTACTAACTACGACAACCTACAATGGTTAGCTGACTATGGCGTAGCAGGGTTTGATGGCGTCGTGTTTGACGAGTTGACTAAACTCAAGAACCCGTCAGGCGCTAGGTTTAAAGCATTCATGCGCGTCATCAACGCGTTTCGTGTGCGCTGGGGTTTGACCGGGTCGTTTACCAGTAATGGATTGGAAGACGTATTCGGGCAATGCAAAGTAGTAGATGAGACGCTATTAGGCCGCACGAAGGGCGCGTTTATGCAGCAATACTTTGTGCTTATCAATCGTGAGTTTGGTGAATGGGCTCCACGGCCAAACTCGCTGTACGCGGTAATGCAGCGTATCAAGCCAGCGACGTTTGTGCTTGACCCAGGTTCATACAAGGACAAGCTGCCAGAATTACATACCGTCGAGATACGTTGCGACATGGACATGACGCACTACCGCAAAATGAAGCGCGACTTTGTTGTGGAGTTTCCAGACTTAAAAGCCATTGCTATGAACGCGGCTGTGGTCACCGGCAAGCTGCAACAAATGGCGTCGGGGTTTGTATATCAGGAAGGCGAAGCTACTTGGTTTAGCAGCCACAAATTTGATCGACTTGACGAACTATTAGAAGGCAATCAACATGCAAATACGATCATTGCGTATACGTACAAAGAAGAATTGGCGCAACTTAAAAGACGCTACCCAAAAGCTGTTACGTTGGATGACAAGGATGCCATTACACGTTGGAACGCAGGCAGCGTCGAACTCTTACTTGTGCATCCAAAATCAGCAGGACATGGCCTTAACCTTCAACACGGAGGCTGCAACATGGTCTTTCTGTCGCTGCCGTGGAGCCTGGAACTATACGAACAAACCATTGGCAGGATCCATCGTTCCGGTCAGGTGCGCGATGTATGGTGTTACATCATGCTCACCAACAAAACAGTAGATGAGCGTATTTGGGGCGCGTTGCATGACAAACGCGCTATCAGTGAAATTGCAATGGAGGAGTTGAAATGACGAGAAGTGAACTTTGGAAGACGCAGTTGAAAGCAGCAAAAGGAATTCTTAGAATACGCGAGAAAGAACTAAACGCCAGCCAGCGCGCTTACAACCGCGTCGAGGCGCTGATTAAAAACTTGGAGAGAAAAATTGAAACACACTTGGCGAAGTCTTAACGACGTAATATCGTCGTTATCAGAGAATGAAATTTTAGCTATGCTGACGGAAGAACGTAAGGGCGACAAACGCATTGCCATGATGCAACGGCTGCATCAACGCTATTGTGCGCTGCGTGATTCGCGTGAGCGTATTGAACTTTTAAGTGAGGCTGCAAAATGATTTATACACCACAACAGTACGCGGCAATTATGCGCAAACGCGTTGAAGTACGCCGTCGTGCAGAAGACATACAGGAGAAGAAAAATGCTAGTTGACGGTAAATTTATTAAAGAGGAACCACCCAAGATTGGTCAGTTTTATTTTCCTCAGTACCATATCAAAAGAGCCACGCCGGAGGAAAACTTCGCGCAAGACATTGCATTGGGGCTTAGACGCCAGAGTGAGTCTTTTTTGTCCAAGGTGTTCGGCATATTGTTGCGGGTATAGGAACTGATATGCGCGACATGGTGTACATCATAGGGATATGCGTAGCGGCTAGTTTAGGGTTCGCCGTTGGCAAGGTAGAAGGGGCCAAAGAAGTACCGCCGCCAATAGAAGTTAATTTGGACAAGCAGTGTGTAGCGTGGTTCTTTGAGTCAAATTTAAAAGCAGCTAAAAAGAGGATTTGCAAATGATACGTATTGCACCGGAAATGAAGGGGAAAAAAAGATCAAACCGGCTGCTAGACTTTTTGATAGCAGAACACGGATATAAGAACGACATAGCCATAGCCAAGGTAATTGGTATGCGCGCGTCGTGTATTAGCAAACTACGTTCAGGCGAACGCAAAGTAGGGCCGAAAACGATCTTGTCGTTGTACGATAAAACAGGACTGACGATAGAGCAGATAAGGGGGCTGATATGAGGACTAAAGGCGCAGATGGACGTTGGACGGTACAGACGCCGCATAAATTGTTCGACTACATACGTGAGATGTACAACCTGAAGACCGATGCGCAACTAGCGCACATTCTCAATACGCGTACACCGATGATAAGTAAAGTACGAAATGGCGCAATACGCATTACGCCCAAGCTGATACTTGAGATACACAAGCAAACTAGACTACCGGTCGATAAGATCGAGGAGATGGCGCGATGACACGAGATAACATTATCAGTATGGCGCGGGAAGCTGCAGGAGAACCAGCTTGGGATGGCAAAGTTGAGTGTACTTGGAATGAACTTGAACGCTTTGCCGAGTTAGTAGCAGAAGCAGAGCGCGAGGCATGTGCAAAGATGTGTGAGCAGATTAGTGACGAGGAGTATTACATGGGTCGGCAATACGCTGACATGCTACGCGCAAGGGGGCAGGTATGACTTACGAACCTGTTAAACAAGTGAGTAATCTTACTAAACAAGAACTAGCAGGCGCGTTGTACGCTGCGGAATCTAAGATAGCAGAACTTAGTAAAGAAGTACGTAGGTTGCAAGAAACAATACTAAAACTTAGGGAACTAGCCTAACATTTTTACATGGTTCTGCTTAACGACGGATTAGACAGGACGTACACGGTCTTAAACGACCAAGGACTTGTGCTGCTAATTTGTCGTGACTATTCGATGGCTAGATTTGTATCAGACTCAAGTAAGGGCGTACCAGCCGATCAACGCATTATCGTAGGAGACAAGAATGGACGTAGTAAACCAGCCCGCACACTATACTGATGGTGGGATTGAAACGATTGACTTTATCGAAGCCAAGCAGCTTGGGTACAACCTTGGCAACGTCGTTAAGTACGTTAGCAGAGCAGGCAAGAAAGGCAATCGGCTGCAAGACTTACAGAAGGCGCAATGGTATTTAACAAGAGAAATTCGCAATGAAACAGATAACAACTGATGAACTTTATTTCCGCGATCCAGAAATAGAACCGCCGCCAAAGGCTGTTAGCTTACTGCTGCTAAACCCTGGCGGCGTATTGATTGTAGGCAACTGGACAGAGGATTGCATCGGCTGGTGTCCCAAGCCGAAGATCCCGCGCAGTATCAAGGAGAAGGCATCAAGGCTTGGTATTGGGTGTAGCACTGCTTGAGGGCGGCGCGGTATTCGTCGGCTCTGGCAGCTTCCCCGATAAGAAATTCTGCATCCTGTCGAGAGAGTTCTGATCCGGTACAGCTATGCGATCCAGCACTGGCGGTTTCGGACACTCCACCGCTAACGGTGGGGCGCTCCGGCCTGTTGCGCAGGCTGTTAGCCAAAGCGGCAGCGCGAGCGCTAATATTCTTAATCTCACGATCTTTCTCCTGTCGTAACGTGTCTGCATTGGCCTGTAACGTTTGCTCTTTCTCACGCGCTGCGGCTTGGCCTTTGGCGTACTCAGCGTATTGCGCCGCTTTTTCCTTATCCCATTCCTGCTGGACTTTGGCCTGACCAGCCGTATCGCCACGCCAATAGCCAGTGCCAAAAGCGCTGCAAACGGCCACTACAAACCCGACGATCAGCCACGGGTTCATTTTGGCGGTACTTTCGTGCCTTCCAGTTTCTTGTGGACTTTGATCGTCTTACAGACTTCTTTCTTGCCTTCCATGTGGCAGACTTTCTTCATCTCGCCACCGGCGTAGGCATTAAACGAGATCAGGCAAAGCAGCGCGATAAGTTTTTTCATGTCAGTCAATCTCCGGTTGGTGAGCAGGTGGTGGGGCTGGCTTGCCAGCAAATCCAGTAACAACAGGCGTGCTTAATGTAGGCTCTGAACGTGGCATAGGCGCAGGCGTGGCGGGCGCTGGCGGCGTAGGATCGCGTTCTTTAGCCGTGGACAAGCCCGGCGGTACAAACGCTTCCTTGCCCTTGATTGCTAGTAGCGTCGCTAGTGAGCCAAGAATGTACTTGCTCATGTCCGACAAGATTAGGAAAAACTGCTTGTCAGCAGGCGCGATACCGTTCATAGGTTGCGGCACAAACACCAGCGAGTAAAGAATTAAGGATACGATCAAGATGACTACCAGGCAAAAAGTACTGCCGATAATCAACTTAAGCATTGCATCCATTTTGTCCGAATCTGGCATGTTATTTCTCCGTTTTCATATCATCAGGGGCCACTAACATGTCTGGACAGACGCCATTGATCGCGCATTGTGGGCGCTGGCATTCCTGCTTAGTCCAGTTTTTCGGATCTTGGCAAGGATAGCGAAACCTATCCTCACAACCTACCAGCAGACTAACCACGTATAATAGCTTTAGCCAGTTCATAGTGATGTATCCTATCCTCAAGTCCAATAAAGCCGCCGTTGATCGCGCGCGTCAAACCCTTGATGTCATTCGCGTCAGCAAATCTGTTTAATTTGTTTGTCTCCCAAAACCAACAGGCGCTTTGCGCCGCACCTTCAAACGTAGCCAGGTATTCTGGTACGTCGTTGATGTTCATCTCAAGACTGTCGGCGAAGGATTGGTAATTACTACGGCCTGTGAGTTGGATAAGACCACGGCCACAAAAGCGGAAGCCATCACCGCTAGACTCATCACCATTACCCATACGACTAGCGTAGATGCGGTTCGCAATGGCTTCTTGTTTGTTGGGCTTTGCGCAGTATTGGTTTGCGAGTTCATCGGTGGGGAAGTATTTGTGGAACAACCTGCGAAGCGCAAGCGGTTTGTAATTGAGGTTTTCTTTCAGTACTTCAAAGCCGCCAGATTCATGCGCGCATTGGGCCACAAACGCAGCGATACGGTCAGACGTATTGATGTCGTAGTCAGGAAAAAGCGCGGATAACGCGTGATGCCATTGAGTAACGTATTTATTACGCGGCAACATTTGCCGTAGCTGCGACTCACTTATCATCATTGCGTTGCGCCCTTTCTAGTTCATGCTCTTTTTGTATCGCCTTCATTTTACGAATTTCGCGCATTGCAGCGATAGTCGCGTTGTTCATGTCCATGTACATGAAGCCCAGTATAGGAATTGCGATGACGAACACCAACGACATTGTTAGCAAACAAATCAGTAAAGCCCACGGTACGTTTCCGTCGTTCTTAGGTACACGAACACGAAGGCCATCCATGCTACGACGAAAAGGACTGCGCCAATCCATGTTGCTTGCTCCTTGAGTTCCACGATCATCTGACGACGTTTCCACGCGGATATTTGCTGCTGCCGCAGTTGATCTTCTTGCGCTTCACGCTGTTCCTCCATAATTTGCGCTCGCATAGTCTCGAAGCGCGTCCATACGTCTTTCATCTCAGGTGGAGATCGGTAAACCATCTCCTCCCGAATTTCCTCTTGCATCTGATCGAGCCGCGTTCTGATTAGCACCCGCTGTAACGCGCGCTTACTTAGTGATTCATTGCCTGAGTAGACTTTCTTGGAGCTATTTTCTTCAGCCCAAAATATCTGCTCAACCTGATCCATTGCGTCAAAGAACTTACCCAAGTTTTCACCGACTTGAGAGATAGCGTCGTTTGGGTCAGTCTTTGCTACTGTCTGCACGCGCTGTACTTCGGCGTTGTACTGGACTTTCTCAGCAGCCGTTCGTGGCTTTGAGTTGAACTGTTGCTTTAGATCGTCCAGTACATCTTTTACTTCGCCTGCCGTACCCTTAATATCTCTGTACAACTTGCATCCCGCCTTTGCTGCCGCAATGGCTGAATTCGCAGCCATTAGGATAGCTAGAGGAATTTTACTGCTCCATACCTTGCACCGCGCCTCGCGCTGCGCCAGATTGAATATCGCTTACCGCATCGTTAACCCATTGAATGCCATATTTTTTACCTATGGCAACTGCATCTTCAATTTTCTTAGGGTCAAACTTTTTAGTTTGCGCTTCAACGGCTTGAAATACTTTAAGCGCGTCGTTAGGATTTAGCAGTAATGCTTTTAACTTTTCTTCTGTACCTTTAGCCGCAGCATTGGCCCAAAATTTACTAAATGTTGACGTTACCGCGTATACCCATCCCGATACAGGATTGTATATACGCGAAATAATTTGTTCGGGCGGCACGCCTGTTAACTGCTCAATAGGCGTTTTTGGTACGGTTTCACCCCTAAACGATACGTCGCTTAAATCTTTTTGCAAATTATTTGATACTGTTGCAAAGTCCGCGACTTTTTGCGCGTAAGTAGGGCCGAACACGCGGTTAAAAACCGCAGCCTTGTTACGGTCAGTTAATAAAGCTACGGGATCGCCTGAATTAACAACGTTTTGTAACATAAATGACCTAGCAGCATTTACCGCGTCTTTGTCTGCGCCATACTGACTCATAAACTTATTGGTAAACTTAACGTCGCCATACATACGGTTAACTAATTCTTGCGGATTGGTCAGACCTTCTTTTTTGATGATTTGCTCGCCTGCTACACGTTCAAACGCGGAGTTAAGCGTATTACGCTGCGCAAGCAACGCCTGCACGTTATTGACCGTCCCACGTAATTCGTCCGTTAAGCCAGGCACCAAAGACATGGCGCTAGAATTTTTACTCAGCCATTTGTTTGCCGCTTTGGGGTCAATTACGTCGTTCTTTAAGGCGGCCTTACTAA